CGGCATAATTATTAACAACATGATGCATCTTATCAACAAGATCATCCATGCTGGGCTTAGCCCACTTCCCACCACAATCATAGATGCCAGTGATACCATCAGTAGACCATTCAAAATCCAAAGGAACTGAAAGCTCTGCATATTCTGTACAGGCAGTAGCGTTGGTGCAAATCGTAGGCGTTCCACAGGCGATAGCATTAAAAGGGATCATACCCCAGCCTTCACCCATAGTCGGATATAACAGACAATGAGCAGACCTATACAAATCTGCAAGTTCTGATTCTGAAATTTCGTAGTCAATAACATGAATACGATCATGCATCGTAATTGCCCCGTGATTCATGCCGCTATCCCGTATACGGGCATCAGGAGGCCCCATAGACTTCACAATCAACTGAAAGTCCTTACGATGCCCATAAGTTTTGATAAAAGCGTCTACGGCCATCTGGGTGTTCTTACGGGTAGATGGGCTACCCACATGCAAGAAAGTAAACCGCCCATCAGGAATATTATCGGACGACCAAAACAAATCAGACTCAATCCCCAGATTAAAAGAATGAACATTTTTATGACCAGTGTTTTGCTTAAATACATCACCAGCCCACTTCGAAGTTGTCCAAATCTCATCACACCTATTTAACATTGGAATCCAAGAACTAGGCATCTTGGTTGTCTCCCAATAACTAAAACCTATGTTATAAGAATCCATAAAAGTAAAATCTTGAGGCAGACAATTGTTTATATAAATATCAATGTTATCTGGCTCAGATTGAAACACAAATCCTTTTTCCGGATCAAGACCCACACTCATCACATCTGATTTTAAATATAAAAAATCCTCTGGCTCAAGAAGCGACACACCCGCTTTCTTAAGACCAGAGGAAATTCTATACGACGCATAGCCATATCCGTCAGCTTTGCTCTTCGACAACGCTCTCCAAAATATTTTGCTCTTCATCGTTACTCACTCTATACAAAGTGTATTCACCGAGTTCAGAAATCTTTTCCAATGACTCCTCAACGCGCTTTATTTCCATCCCCCCCTCCTTCCGTGGTAGAAGGTGTAATGTTCAGCACCAGATATAATATATGATATTCTTTGCGTTTTCAGGGATTTGAGTGTTTTTCTTAAAATTATTCTTCGTTAAAAACTAGCTTTTTACCAATTGAAACAGCCTGAGTATGCAAATCCTTGTAATCATATCCGTGCTCTTTTGTATACTGAACTCTGTAATTGAACCATCCCTCTACAGCACTCCAGAACTTTTTATCCGTCACCCGCTCCAGTTCTTCCATCTCATCAACAGTCAAAAGAAAGGAAAGAACGCCGAGAGGCATATAAACAACCATATCATACCCCTCATCTTTGCCAGCAGCATACTCCTTAAGAAGATCCTGAAACGACTGAATAATCTTCTTAACCGCTGGGCCGGAATAATAGTCAACACTTCCGTTAGCATTTCTTAACCTTGGACAGAAATCGTCAACCGTTGTTATTGTTCCGACTGTTCGGCAGACCATCGGTCTAAAACCATAGATCGTGCATCCACCTTTCCAAAAAGCGCACTTACGCTCTGTTTCCCCACCAATCTCCCAAGTATCATCATGCATCGCCTCTTTAAGAGATTCAATAACATCATCCATCCATTCATCAGCAAATTCACGACCCTTATCTTCTAAAAAAAGATAATACTGCTGTCTCAATCTGAACGCAATATTTGCACATTCACCCATGTGAATAGTCAAACCAATATTGCAACAGTTACCAGAACCAAGACACTTGTACTTAGTTTCATTCTGTTGAGCCTCAAGCATACGAACCTGATTGTACGACATATCCAGCTTTGCAAAAGTAGTAATATCTCTACCCGTAACAGACCTTCTCATCGTCCACGACCCTTCTTTCTCATCTGATTCACCTTTCTCATCTCACGACGCTTGCGCTCAACTTGCTCCTGCATAGGTGATTTGGGGCGACGCATACTGGTGTTAGCCAGTGAACGCCCTTTGCCCCGATACTTAAGCAAATCATACCTAGCAACCCAGTTATATACGGCCTGAGGTGTTACTTCAATGTTGTAAGAATCTTTTAACTTCTTGCAAATATCAGTCAGATTCATACGACGCTTGACATACATGTCGTATAACCACTCTTTATCCTTGTAAGGCTCCATAGCCATGATCAATATAATACCATAGTGCAATGCCGAGTGCGTCGTTTATGTCTTCATCTTCTGTGCTAAAGGATATTTCCTTTTCGATGATACGCTTTACCCGATCTTTACGCTCCTGAGTCAGTTTCTTCTGAATCCCTTTCGCCCCAAACTCCGCTTCAATAGATTTTTTATCATCCTTCGATACATTTTTGTATCCAATCCGATTCTTCCAGATAAGAGGATTAATATCACACACAGTATAACAGTACTCATCTAACACGCCCCAAGAGTAACCAATAATATAAGAGATTATACGACTAGACTGAAAATTTTGAATATAAACAGATTGCTCAATCGTGCCATCTTGAAATTGATATTTTTCCCAAATATCTTTAATACCTTTTCTAATCGCACGAAACTTATTATGAACTTCTTTTTTGTCTTTAAAATCAATCTTACCAGTAGCGACTACCTGAAAAGAGTTAATGTCCAAGTCAATTACACACCAAGCAAGAGAGTGAGACGATGGGTCTATCGCCAGCAATCTGGTAGACTTTATGGAACTGACTATATTAGCTAAATTCATCTCTTAGCTTTTCCTCATCCCAGCCCCAACCGACTAATCTTTTTATGTACCGCTCTCGCTTACATCTTTCGCAGATGTCTTCTTTGTTGTACCTAGAAAGAACTGTTGTACACTTTTTAGTTTCGCAAACACGTTTAGTGTTTTTCTTTTCTTTCTTTTTGTAGTAATTATCAAGGAGTTTCTTGTTAGTAACAACTCGTCGGCAATCTGCGGAACAAAAGATCGCATTATACGTTTTCGGTACAAAGACCTTCTTACACGCCTCATTTTTGCATGGAATAGGGTCAAAATGGCTCATACTCCTGTTCATCGTTAACATCATTCTCCGCCCAGCACATTGGAGCTAAATCGCATCTAGCGCAGTGCTTCGAAGTATTTTTATACGGTCGCTTAGGCTTTTCTTGGTCTTGTACGGCCTTGTATATTTTACGATACTTCTTAAATAGTTTATCAAGAAAAACGTCGTCACGCTCGATATAGATAGGTAAAATTTGCTGATTGTTTTTATTTTCATAAATAACAAAACCGCTATCTAAGCCTAGGCAATGCATATATAGATTAGCCTGCCTAACATGGTCGTCAGAAGGCTTATGAGAAAGCTGTCTATACTGAAAGCCCTCGGTGGAGATCGACTTTAATTCAATAAGTTTATGTCCATCTAAATCAATTATGCCATCCGCAGTGCCTTGAATGGGTGGGTCATCGTTGCTAACTGGCAACTCTTCTGCAACAAGAATGCCCATCTCTCTGAAATAAGAATACAGCCGATCATGAACGGCATGACCATTATCAAAGATTCTATAAGTCTGAGCCGAGAATGTGGGTGTGTAGGTAACACCTTCAAACATATAGTACCAGTACCTAGCACACTGATTGGTAGAGCTGGGTCTAAAGTAATCAACCTTCTTATAGACAGGCTCATTGCGCTTAGCAATATGAATATCTACTGCCTCACAAAGCATACCTTCCAACTGTGAACCACTCACAGGCTCGCTTTCAACAATCGCCTTCTTCTCTTGAGGCTCCGACTTGAGGGCTTTTAGTGACTTCATTGTGATCCATTTCGTGCTGAGAGTTTAAGGACATTGATATTTTCACCAAGAGCCTCATACATTGTCTTCCAGATGTCGTTAACAAACTTGTCTTCATTGTCCATCAACTGTGACTTGCGTTTGAACATTTGTGACTTCACAATCATCATAGTCCGGTAGCTAGCAAGCTGATTAGCATATCTAATTGCCTGACCACCGACATAGTGATCTGGACGCTGAATAATATCCTGCACAATCTTCATGCACTCAATAAACTCTTCAGCATGGTCTCCCATCATTTCTTTGATGGTGTCTACGTCAATATAAAAATTACTCAATTACTTTCCTGTCTAAGATAATGGAAAACAAATCTGTTTTCCGCAACGACGGTGGATGGAATAAATGCCATGTTAGCACAGCCCACCCGAAGAATGTCGGCAAAGATGTGCTTTTTCTGAACAAGCCATTTTTAAACGCCTTTGACATTGTTTGATGTTTGCTATGTAAAGCCCAGTAATCATAAGCAATGACTACCAAAGCGGTCATAACCCAACCTAATATACCGTGCTTTTCAATCTTCCTCATAATCATTACGACGCTCTATAAGAATGTCCTCTGCCCTTTGAAGAAAACCAAAGATAAGTTCCTCTTCTGGAATGTCTTCATAATACTCCATGCCGCTAAGAACTCCGACTACATAATAGAATGCAGTTGAATATAATTCTTCATTCGTAATCTGAGTCACGTATTAGCTCCTTAAACACTTCCCAGTCAATTATAGCAACTTTTGTGTCAGAGTCTTCGCCCAATACAACAGAAATGCAAGGGTATCTGTATTGCTCTCTCCAAGCATCCTTACGATGCTTTATCCAAGCGTTCCTGCTAAGAGTGAAGCTGCTCCCATTATGCTTATAGTCAAGAAGGAAGCGATGATAAGTGGCATCTCCCTTTCTAAAACCTCTACCAGAGTTTTTAACCGGCTTTGCTTTATCACGCTTCGCTTCTTGCCCTTCATCCCTTTTCAACTGACCAACTCCTTATAGATTTCTTCTACCTGCTCACTAGTCAACTCGATATTGCTTGTGCCGTTCCACTTCTGTTCACCATACGAATACCAAGCACCACGACGTTGAATGATGTCGTTCTCAACCGCCATCTCGATCAACTCACGTTCAACATCAATACGCCCTTCTTGCGGAAGAACATAGTAGTAACCCTGTGTACCAATCGTAGGCAGCTGTTTAGTCTTCTCAATAGTCCACGTTGCACGTTGACTCATAATCTTATTGGTGCGATCTTCACGCTCCATCTCTTTCTGAGACATCGACAAGAACAACTTGATAATATTGTGCATATTGTGATGCACCGTATTACCCATCTTTGCCTTCATCACAGCATACATGCCGCTAAGGTCAATTGTTTGGTGTGCAACAAAGAGCATAATATTGCGCTCTTTATGTAGATGATTTACAAGTTTTTGCAAAAAGTAGCCTTGCGAACGGGCCTGCAAACCCATAGCTTTACCACCGTCAGGCTTGTCATAGAATTCTTCTTTGATAATATTAGACAAACTATCAAACAAGAAAATGTGCTTTTCATCAGCATGGTTCAAATAACCAACAAGATGCCGAAGAATGTCTTCAACAATAGTAGACTGGATAAGCACAACATCATCAACATCAATACCACACTTTGCAGCATATTCTTCTGAATACGAATACTCAGAGTCAATAATGATCGGCCTATAGCCCATTTTCTGCGCCTCAGCAAGAATTCTAAAGCACATCGTCGTCTTACCAACAGATGGCGTACCCCAGAACAAATGAGTAGCGCCTGTGTACAAACCACCACCCAAAGCACGGTTTAATCCAATACTAGGTGTTGGAATAATTTCATGATGAGGAACGGTGTCCCCTTTTCTCTTATCAATAAATAACATATATTCTCCTTAAAAGTTTGGTGTAGCAATCCAGTTTTCTGACCACACATTTCTGCATGTGTAATTGTATGACTCCAGCAACTCTGTCGCTGTGCGAGTTGCACGATCAGAACTTTTATGATTCACCTCATAAGAAATCACTGGTCTGCATCTCTGTATCGTAAGTTTAGCACCTTCAATGACATGAGGTTCGTATCCTTCAACATCAATCTTTACAAAATCACAGCATGGCATTTTTAATTCATCAATCTTCACCATCTGAACACTTTCCCCGCCGGAACCGATCTGCACGCCACCAAGATTAAACAAATCCTCGCCACCATAAGCAATCTTCTTCATAGAATTTGCTCCATCAGTTGAGTAACTATTCATCTCAACCCTGCCAGTGTAATCACCAACAGCGTTGTTATAAGGGTAGACTTTATCTAGGCCATTATCTTCAATGTTTTTTACAAGAAGATTGTACATCTTTCTTTGAGGCTCAAAAGAATAAACTTGAACCTCTGGATTGAGTTTCTTATACAGAATTGTATGAGATCCACAATGAGCACCAATATCAAAAATCACCTTTGACTGGAGAATGTAATCTTTAAGATAAGAAACAACATAATTTTGCTCAAAAAACAAATTTGCATCACGTTGCTTCAACATCTCTTCATCATTGTCAAAGTAGCTTATTGCCCCGTATTCATTTTTGATAGTGAAATACACTCCACTACCCCCCTTGCTTAACTAGGTTTTTTCTTTGGATATAATTTTCAATTGTTATCAACGAGTTTTCATTATCAAGAGTGTAAGAGTCTAGACGGGTAGCCGCCTCCAAATCCTTAACATCTTTAAGCTTAGCAGCGTGCCAGCCAGACTTCCCTAACAAATGGCGCATCTTGCCATACAAGAATGGGAATACAACAACTTTGATAATCTTTTTGCCATCCCAAGCGTAAAAGTTGCACATATCCTTGCCCTTGCCAGTGACAAACGTTCTTGTACTAAAAATGTAAAGCAGGCTACGCTCATCAGAAGAATCACCTAAGCCAGTTTCATACAACCAGTTGTATTCGTGATCCATACCCTGCTTCCTAATATTAGTTAAATTATACAACTCAGTACCAGCATACTCGTAAGCATCACAGAACATATGCAAAGTGCGGTCACCAATCAGGAAATACATAAAATCACGATTAGCAATCTCAGCGTTACGATCACAGAACACACTGACAGACGACGTTTGATCTTCAATCTCAACACGAAGATACTTTGGTGTCTTCTTAGTAGATCGAACCACACCCTTAATCATCCGCAACTCTGAATAAATCTCATGAAACCCCTCAATCGGCTCCACAAGATCATCCATCTCATTATCACTATCAGCAAGACCAGCCGCAAATCCTAGAATCGGAAGATAGTAACGTTCATGGTCGTACCCAGAGTTATGACCCAAAGAAACAAAAGAACCAACCTTCTCTAAACTCTCCCTAAGCGGAGCCTTCACATGACGCTTAGAACACTTATTCATAAACTCGTCATACGAACCGTAAGGACGGTGCTTAGTGATCTCATCAATTGCACTATTACCACAACCAGCAACATTTCTCAAACCAAAACGAATACCCTCAGAGTCAATAGTAAAATACTCATCGGACGTATTCACATCAGGTGGAAGAATCTTGATACCAAGACGAGTAGCCTCCATCAAATAAGCTGTGATCTTACCCTTTTCAGATTCGTTGTACAGCATTGACCACACAAACTCTTTAGGGTAATTAATCTTCAACCACATCGTCTGGTACGACAACATCGAATACGCAACAGCGTGCGACTTATTAAACATATACAAAGCAGCAAGTTCAAAGTCAGCCCAAATCTTCTCAGACTGCTTACGAGTCAAATACTCGTTACTACAGAACTTCTCCTTATACTCATCAAACCCAGCCGCATCACGCTTCTTACCAATAATCTTACGCAACTTGTCAGCCTCAGACCAAGTAAAACCAGCAAGCAACACAGCCATCTGCATCAACTGCTCCTGAAAGATAACCGTACCATACGTCTCTTCCAAAATAGGCTTAACAATCTCATGAGGATACTTGGCAGCAACCTCACCCTTCTTGCAATCAATATAAGTCTGACCTTGAGACAACAACGCACCCGGACGCACTAGAGCATTAGAAACAACCAAGTCGTTAAAATCGTCAATACCCATACGATCAATAAGATTTCTATAAGCAGCCGCATCAGCCTGAAACACACCGACCGTATTACCATCATTAAAGTTCTGGAAAACAGCAGGATCATCCAAACCCAAAGACTGCTCAGTCACATCAACACCATGCAACTCCTTAACCTTAGCAATACAGTCCTTAATAACCGAAACAGTCTTCAAACCAAGAATATCAACCTTGATCAAACCAACCGCCTCAGCGTCCTCCATATCAAAAGAAGTAACAGCCGCCCTCCCATCGCCAGAAGTACCTTTACGAGTCTCTACGGGGCAAATATCGGTCAATGGGACAGAGGAAACAACCATGCCAGCCGCATGAATACCAGTATTACGAATCCTACCCTCAAGCTTCTTCGCAACAGGCAACACATCAGGATACTTCTTAATAAACGTCTTACCCTTATCCGTAGACTGCAACTCCTCTAACGTCTCAAAAAACGGAGTCACACTATTCGTCTCATCAAAAGGAACCTGAAACACACGGGCAACGTCCTTAATCACAGACTTAGGCTTAAACACACCATAAGTCGCAATCGCCGCAACATTCTCCGCACCCCAACGATCAGCAAGATACTGCTTCACATCCTCACGCTTCTTATCCTCAAAGTCCAAATCA